ATGATACGCTCATGGGAATATCATTCCGAATAGTTGATCGAATTGCTCAGGAAACAGCTTCAACAGCGCCACCAGAATAACGGCTCTTGTAATTACTTTGATTGCCTTTGCTAAGGCATCGTTAATGTCTTCCGGTTCGGTCTGCTCAGTCACGTTAATTTTAAACGCTCTTCCGATTCCATTGATGATTGTTGGTAATAGCTTTAACATAGTCTCTCCTTATCTGAAATAGCGTACTTTTTTGGGTTTGAACTTATTATACTCTTGCTTTGTAATTTCATCGAGTCCAATTAATACCCCTGCGTATGTTGCATTCTCACCCGTAAACAATGGGTATTTTACAAACTTCTGATACTTATAATCTTTTTTGTCAGGATGCTGTAAAACACGCTCTGCAAAGATGATAGCCTCTTTAGTCCTGTGTATAGTATCCCATCCGTTTTGGTATTCCAACCCTACATCCATACCGAACACCTCAATTAAACTCATACCTTGGGCTTCATCTCTGTGCATCTCTAAATTCTTTAAATACACTTCGTAGTAAGCGTTATTGTAATGAGTCAATGTGCCATCCTTCGTAACTATGCACAATGGCATAGGGATGTCTAAATGAAGACTGTTAAGTACCTGATAATTACGCTGTAACGCCTCAAACTGTCTCTTTACATCCTCTAATTCCCGTCTTAGCTCTGTATTCTCTTGCTCTTGCTTTATTAGCTGAGTCTCATACCTATCTAAAAACTTTTGTATCTGATCGTCTGAATGATTCTTCCTATTGAAATACACCGATAAAATGGAAGCTAAACCACCACCAAACAACGCTGACAAAATAGGTATGATAGCTGATTCCATCAGTATTCACCTCGTTCAATTATATCTGCAATTGTATGCGCCCTCATTCCTACCTGAACAGCCCATCTACTATCTAACGCCTGTACAGATGCTTCTGCAAAGTCACCTATACTTAACGCCCGTATCATCTTTCTAAACTTCTTTAGCCCGGTAATTCCTAAATTATATGCCATGTCCAAAAGCGCACCCTGTCGAGCTTCATTCTGAATCTTATACCATTCGTGCTGTAACATCTTATGATGAAGCTCATTAAGCCTCATGTTAAGTAATACTTCCGATTCCGTTTCTGATAGCCCTACATCATCAAGGTTAAACCCATATCCTATCGTGAGCTTATCGGCCGTGCATTTATACGGGAATTGCCTAAACCCTTCGTGCTTCTTGACCATGTTTAATACGCTGTCTCTCAAAATACTCCTCCCATAATCCCTCCGAAATCAGTACCCGCAATGTAAGCTGGCTCTGAATACTCGCTTTCTGTTTCGCTGTTTGCGATCTTTACCGCATAGATGTAATTCTTATCTGCCATCACAATCAAACAAATTCACATTAATACGAACCCCTTTAGGCGGTTCACCCTGTCCGTATGTCTTTGCGAATGTTGGTCTTTTAATCTTTACTTTCATTATTTGTTTAATAAATGATTTGCTATTGTTTGCGCTATAACATAACCGCCATCAGCATTAGGGTGTACGGTATCAGAGTAAAGACCATTGTCATCTGCCTGATCGTAAGATCCGAAATACTTTCGCAAATTAATAAAGGCGTAACCGTTAGAGCTTGCTAACTTTGCTATTTTCTTATTGTATGGATTAATATCTGCTACGTCATTCGGACCCGCTCCTAATAGTAACACGTCAGTATAGTTAGATGTTGAAGCCTTTACTCTGCTAATAATAAACCCTAAATCATCATAGAAATCTTCAAGATCATCCCCACCTGAAGCATCGTTTGTACCAAGAAGTATAACGAGCATATCAGGGTTAATTTTCGTAAATGCGCTTCTAAAGTATGTTGAATTAACATGATCAACATAATCCTGAGCTGTAGCCCCACCATTACCGATCTTGTCTATAATTACACCGCCTGAGTTTTGATTTGCTTCAACCCCACAGATTATAATACCATCAGAGCCTGCTGTCGGGAAAGTTACATATAATGTATTGTTTGCTCCTGTATCTCCTGTCGCATCAATTGTTGTAGTCTGGTAGCTTGTGCCTCCCGAAGTATCAACACTTGTTTTTGTGCCACTTGCCCCAAGCCTCCATTCAAATGTGCCTCCATTTGTCTGCTGAACCCAATGTATGACGTATTCGTCAACATTTGTATCTGGGTCAATTAGCAATAAAGCCCCTGTATCACTTGTTTTTGCGTGGTGCATATCTACACCATAAGGGGAATCGTCTTTGTCGAACCAAGTCCATGCTCCGTTAACACTCCTTGTGATTCCGTCAGGAGTAAAGGCATCATTTTTGTTTGCGGATATATAGCCATAGCCTGCATCTGAGTAGGTATCGTTAATTAATGCCCTCAGCGGTTTTTGTATACGATCCTTATCGTTAACCCATGAATCGCCTAATATTGATATTCTGAATTGAGAAGATGTGTCACCATTAGCAACCTTTGCTTTAAACGCATTCCATGTCCTAAGATTTTCAATACCAGAAAATGCAACCGTTTCTTGATTCAATTGCTCTTGTTGATATATATATGATTCAGGCGATTTGTCCTGAAATACAAGGTCTGATAGTGTAGCGCTTTGAAATCCGTATGAAGCCCCGTCTGTAATCTCTGACCACCTAATGGCTATTTTTCCCGTAATACCTGAAGACCCACTTTCAATAAGATCAATTATTACTATTTCTGTCGGGTCTGATGGTTCGGGACTAACTGACTCTGGGCTATACGTACATACTAAGGTATGACCAGAGACTGGTCCAACACCATCATTTTCATAGACCCTTAATCTCCAATCATTAGAGCTATTTCTCCAGACGTAAGCTAACTTATAATCATTACCTGAATTAGTACCGTACAGCTTAACGTCAATCACAGCCCTAAATACTTCAGCATTAGAAACGGTGGCAGTTTTTTTGAAAGGATAATGTTCTGCAAACCTTTTTTCACGGGAAGCATAATCCTTAACCTGCTTCTGTGTAGCTACTTTATCATCATTATCGGTTAATGAAGCTCCCTGCCCTATATCAGATAATCCTGATTTTTCTTCTACTGTTAGCTTATTGCTTGAATCATATACACTTTCAAAGAAAATACCGCTGTCTCTTAGCGCATTGTAGTCATTATCTCCCAACCCTATCGGGCTTCCGTCCGTATCGCTGAATGCCTTAATCGTTACAGGATTACCCACCGTTGGAGTCATCGCATTCGCTGCTGTTAACGCATCGCTTATGTTGTCGAAGTACGGAGTTACATTCGCTGTATATCTCCCATCTACAAACACCACACGGGATGGAGTCTTACGGGCATTCTGCCACGTAAACTTTCTATCAACCGGAGTTCCGGAAGGATCTAATATCGCATACCCTATCGCTGAATCAGGAATATCCGTTGCTTCATCTAATTCTACTAATGTCTTATCGTAATCACTCATAACGGCTTCAAATATCCTCCACCTGCTAACTGAACATTCACTTTCTTACTATCTTCATTCAACTCAAACAACGAACTCACCGCCTGTGCATCCGTCTTAGTCGCTTCAATCTCCACATAGAAGTCATTCTGGATTCCCCACGGCTTTACTGATTCTATATCCCACACATAGCCATCAAAGATAATCCGGTCAGCCGCCTTTACTCCTACATCCCATGTGCGAATTTTAACACGCTCAACCGCTCTCTTTTGCTCTCCGTCAATCCCTTCTTTCTGTTCCTGATACGTTATCTCCCCGCTCAAATCGTAAATGTTTGACCAATCACTTAAATATTCACCATCACTTTTAACCCTCGTCTCTCGCTGAACTACAAAGCCCTGATTCATTCTGCCTGATTGCATCCTAAAACCTCCGCTTTGAACTCATCCCAAGCAACACATTCAATGAATACGGCACTTCCACTAACTTCATATTCGTAGTGTCAATAGCACCCCGATACCTGAAAAAATGCTCCGTTAACAAATACACACAGCTAAGTAACGTACTCGGTAACTCTTCTGAGTCTTCAATATAGCCCGCCTTAAAAGTAACAGTAACCGCATTGATTACACTCTTTGTTGCCGGGAATGTCTGATCTGGCTCAATTCTACCACCGACCAAGTCAACCCGATACTCTGAACTACTCAACGTCTGAGTTACCCCGTCTGAGTCCACGTATTCAATAGAGCTTACCTCTATCAATGGTGTCTTACTTATCTCGATTAGCTCAGGAAATTCATCTAAGTACAGCTTAAACGTAGTATCATTCAATACCTGCCATGTGTGCGCCTCTATATATCCTCGTGCGCTCTTTATAGCATTCTCAATAGCACTATCAAACTTAGTTACCGCATCGGGCATATTTAAATGCACCTTCGCTTGTGCAACCGTAATAGGCAATGAGTCGGGATATGTTGATACGCTATACACTTTACTTCTTTTTAACAGATTTCTTCTTGACTACTTTTTTCTGAACTCTCTCACACGCTCCGACATGATCTAATGATCCCGCCTCAACATCATTCTCACCTTTTTTAAAACGAAGCGTACGCCCCTTGTGGGGCGTAGCTCCATCTCTTACACACTTATACTTCATTACGAAGCAGCTGTAGTGAACTTCATGAACGCTGAACCGAAGTTAGTTCCCGCATCGAAGAACTCACGGAATTTAAGTGCTCTTAAATCCTGCGTTGACAGGTTAATACTCGCTCCTGAATCCGCATCTGTGATAACACCCTGATTCAACAGCTCAGATGAGATACCCTCACCAATCGCCATAATCCAGTATCTGAAATCACCATACACACCGAATGAAGTATCAGCAGCATCCGAATCTAAGCCCGGTAAAGACTCCGTGTAATACACCGGACGGCCTTTAAGCGTTGGTACATCACCTTGCATATTGTAGTCGAAGATGTATGCTCCGTTACTGTCTTTCTTAGTTAGGAAGATAGCTTCCATATCAGGATGGAACACATACACACCGTTCTTACGTAGTGAAGATGGAACTTCATTTCTCGCAAGAATTAGATTATCAGGAGTAATATCCTCGAAGGAAGTATTCCCGCTTGCAAGCGTTAACTCACCTGCATCACCATTCGACAGAAGCCCGGTAATACTATTGTAGGTACTTGAACCGTCACCATTAAATGTCGCATCATCCTCAGCTTTCGCAAAAGATTCTCCAATCTCTCTGTTTACATCACCAAGAATCTGCTCTGCAAGCTCTAAGTTTGCTTCGTATGTCCAGGGAACAATAACAGCCCACTTAGCAGGATTCAATGAAAGAGCTTTAAAGCTTCTCATCTTAGCTGAAATAGCGCCGCCCTCAGAAACAGCAGATGCAGGAAGTGTTCCTGTAGCTCCGCCACGCTTCAACGTACCACGTACATGGTTGAATGTTCTCGACACCTGACGGGCAACACCGTACTCATTAGCTACCGTGTCAATCTCAGCCTGTACAACCGTTGGAAGCAATGTAGCACCATCAGCAGAAACAGCAGTCGAGTAATAATCACCCGCAGCGTTCTTAATCTTTCCGTAGTGGCCACCTTTCGCAAGGTCTTCCACAGCATTCTTGATAATACTCTCTTTATTCTGAGAAATACCGTTAAGGAGCTTCAGCGTATTAGCCGCTAAATGTCCTTTATTCTCTCTGGCATCCTTAACCGTTACAGCAGCCTTCGGGCTTTCGTCAAGCTCCGCTTCTTCCTGTAACTGTCGCTCTTCTCGCTCAATAGCATCTTTAAGCTCCTGAGAGCGATTATAGTTTGAATCAAACTTCTCTTGTTGCTCTTTAGTGAGCGTTTCATTTTTAAGCAGCTCCCTGTTTTCGTCAACGAGGGATGCTCTCAACTGTTTTTTTTCAGTAATTGTCATAACGACATCTCCTGTAATTTTAATTTTAATTTATAATTCGAAATACATCCCTCATCGGAAGTATCCCCTTCGTCTTGAAGTTCTTCTTCATCCGGCTCTTCTGCCTCAACCTCTAAACCTGTTACGTTCACATGAACTGTAATCTCGTTTTCAGGCCTTTTAATCTCTTCCGCCTTTGGCAACTCTGGCATGTACGCCTTGAAGCCCGTAATATCTACCGATGCAGCCGCCTTGTTACCCATCGGCTCCACCTCTTCATCAATCAGCCCATACTGTAATGCTGTTTCTGAGTCTAACCACGAACCTCTGCCCTCTTTCTCATTCATTAAGTTCGTATAAAACGCCTCTGAACGCCCGGAACGCCTCGCATATAGATTAGCTATGTTCTTATCTACAGCCCGTGCATCATCTAACGCTGTTATCAGGTCATTTTCATTGCCCACTACCATATTCCATGACTTATGCACTAAATACAGAGCGTTTTTGCTCATTTTACGCACATCGCCCGCCTGAGCTATGATCGTTGCAGCGCTTGCCGTCATTCCCGTTACAATCGTTTCAACCTGTGCAGGGTGATTAGCTAACGCATCATGTATAGTTAATCCATCATCCACATACCCACCAGGTGAACTGATATTTACAATGATTTTTTCTGTTTCAATCTCTGAAATCGCATCTAACTGATCTTTAATTGCAGAAGCAGTATTCCACTCCCCCGAATCGTTTACCCATCCGATTTCACCTATAATGTCAATGATTGCCTCTTTTTTAGTGGCATTTCTGACCGTTACTTTAAGCCTCGGTACTCTCTCCATCTTGTTTCCCCACTATATTTGCCGGGACGTATCTCTCATCCCCGCCCTCTAACTTATTTTTATTATATACACTCTCTCTTACTTCGTTCGGAGTCCAGATACCCGCAAGTACCAACTCTTTGGAAATGTTCGCTATCTTCTCCGGATCTCCTTTCAACAACCCATCTACATTGTATTCGTAATAATACCCCGCATCTTTCTCATCCTGAGTCAACAGTTTAGACCAATACTCACCCTGATTAGGTGTCAAATGGTTCGGCACTAAGAAATACTTAACAAAGCTAAGATCAAGCGTAGTAATATTATTATATGTCGTATCGTCTGAGCTATTAAGAAGGAAGGAAGGAAGCTGTAACCAACGGGCAATGTCTTTAGGGCCGAATGTTCTGGACTCTATCAACTGTGCATCCTTTGGCGTTACTGATATGGGTTTATATTTTACACCGTTTTCAAGAAGTGCTGTTTTACCCGAATTATCGACACCCGAATATATCTTAGTCCAACTGTTAAGAAATGACTGGCGGTCTTTATCGTCTTTAAAAATCTGATCTGTTTCAAGTACGCCTGAAGGAAATGAGCCGTTCCCAAGAAATGAAGACGCTGAACGCTCTATACCTATCGCCATCCCTATGCTGTCTGCACCTGCTGAAATGAATGACTGGCCTAAAAGCCCATTTCTTTGAAGAATGGTATTGTTGATGTGAATAATATCAGAGTCTTGGTAAATAACAGGATTACCTTCCTCTTCTGTAATCCTGTACCTAAGCTCACCTGTTTTCTCTAACGTAATTTCAACACATGAAGGATGAACCCACCGTATCCCAGTCGGTACACCTCGTACAGATCGCTCTATTACAGAAATGGAATAACCGTACATTAGCTTAGTTTGCATTTGCAACTTCCGCCAATGATTAGCCGTCATTGATCTGCTTGCCTTATATTGAAGAAGCTGAGACGTGCTATCCGTAACCTCTTCCCTTCCATTCTCTGTCTTTCTGTACTTTTTTAAGGGCAAATGCGCTTCAATAGCTGATAATAAACCTACACCCGCCCAAATAGCGGAATAAGTTAAGGCTACATCACGATCTACATATACACCGCTACGGGATGAATCACCTAATATCATCCTCATGAACGATTTATCATTAATCGTTGAAGTGCCTAAATCAACAGCTCCCTTGACTCTTGGTAGTGCGCTCTCTCTCAACCGTACCCTTTTTATTTATTTCTTAGTGAAAAGATAAGAAATAGTCAAGTTTATAACAAAATAAAATCAATTT